TTAACGAAGCCTCTTGGGAGGAGTGGCCTTTGCGATATAGCTCAATAGGGTTTCCAGATCCATTGGGTGGAATAGCCGGTAACCATTGGCTAGATTCCGGTGCATTGGAATCTTGCCATCGGCAGCCCAGGTTCGAACCGTTCCTTGGGACACTCCCAGGATTTCGGCCGCTTCTGCAACTTTCACGTATTCGCTAAGTTTGGGTACAATCCACCCCCTGATCGATTGGAATTCGACGTGGGGGATAAGTTTATCAAACACTACTGCGAAATGACAGCATTGCATTTGCCGTAAATCCATGGGATCCGTACATTTACCGTCCGATTTCCGGACGCAAGTGGGGGAAATCGGTGCAGGCCATTTCGCCAGTTTCGAGCAAGCGAGTGACACCTCTGGTCACTCGCTTGCATTTTTTGAGAAATGCTGGCTGGTGCGCTTCGCCGCAGATGGCGGCATGAGAAAAGCTGATGCGATGAATCGCCAGCTTATTTGAGGATCCGATGCGCCACAAACATTCCCACCTCATGCGGCAGATTCGGGTCGATGTTGTACGCATGGGTTTGCCTTAGGCAGTTTCCCAACAAAACATTGTCTTTGCGACTATGCCATTCGCCACGGATCCAGCCGATGCGGTCCAAAATTCCTAGCGAGGTGAATTCCGAAACGATCAGGTACTCGGCTCCCTCGCAGTCGAGCTTGAGCAAGTCCACCGCGTCGATCCCCACGTCGGCAAGCATCTGCCACAGATCGGAGGGAGTGATCGCATCGACCTGAATGCCAAAATCGCTGTGCCGCGGTTGGAGCGATTCCCAGACTCCGGGAACGTACTCGCTCACTCGGCTGTGGGATACCGGCGACGATAGCATGCATCGACCGCTCTGCTTGGTAATTGCCGCGTTGATGAGCGTGAGTTTGTCTTTTGGAACGTGGGCAGTGTTTCGCATCAAGAGCTCAAAGCTCTCAGGATGGGGCTCGACTGCCACGATCCTGGCATCTGGCCAGTAGTGATGGCACATCACAGTGAAACTACCCACATGGGCACCGATGTCCAGGATGGTTCGGACCTTGTGATCTCGCAGCACATTGATCTGGTACTCATCTTGGAACACCGAATTGGCAAACTGTGCACTGGCCGGCTCGATGAAGAAATCACGCCCATAGACTTGGTAGCATGCAGGAAACGACATAAATATTGCCTTATAGGTTAGAAATCGATGAACTGAAGTTCGATGGGCATTTGCTCGTATTCGAGCCATTGGCCTGTCCATGTCTGCTGGTCGCGCTGGCGAAGATGGCAAGTCGGCCTATCGAGTCGCGATAGGGTAAGGACAACATCTTCACCGATCTGATTGATGTGCCAACATCGCTCACACTCGGCAGCACCTTCGCCAATCATCCGGTCGGCAGCAAATCGCAAGAGTCGCTCGTCGTATCCAATCCGTTTGTAGATCGCTTTTTTTCCCTGGATCGAATCGATGACCGATTGTTCACTGGCAGTCGGCTGCTCATTTCGCCAGAGGACCCCGCTCCACTTGGAAGCTAGCTGCTGCACTAGATCGAAACAAAGTTGTTCGTTGGCCAGCGAGTCCACGAACCGATTGCCTCCGAAACGCCACTTGTCTTGGCAGCGATGTTGGAAAACGATCTGACCTCGGAAGTCGAACTGCACGATCGTGTGGACATTCCATCCAGGGCCGGCGCTGGGCATCGCGTAATCAGAGCCCAAGCGTCGCCAGCCCAGGTGAAAGCACTCTTTGTCACCATAAACGTGCTGGAACGTGAAATCGGAATGCTCGGCGTAGAACAACGACAATCGCAGCTCACGATCGCAGCGGCGTTTGTCGATGAGATACTGTCCAGATTCGAAGGCTCGTTCGTGTTCGGCGACTTCGGGCTCGGCCATGTCCATCATTCCGAAGACTTTCCATACCCCAGGTTTCAACGTCCAGCACGCGTAGTCGGGCCAGAAAATCGCTCCGTGGCGTTTGTACTCTTCACAGTCGAACAGATACGTTGGATCGCACACGACCCCATTGTCGGCGTCTAGGAAAAGAACCTGGGCAAACGGCGAGTGGAGCGTCGCGTAGAGTTTGAGTTCCCAGCCACATAGGATTCGGCATGGGTGCTGTTTCTCGATCTCTCTGGCATCTATGCACTCGACACCTAGCGGTTCGAGCAATCGTTTCATGTAAGGATCCATCTCGGTGTCACCCAAATACCAAAGCTGGATCGGTAGCGTGCAGCCAAAATGCCGAAGTAGATTCACGTTGACCCAAACGCTCGGGAAATACTTGAGTCCTCCCCCGGCGATGACGATGCCGCGTTCCTGGGCATAGGTCACTCGGCTAGGCATGAGGTTATCGACATACTGGTCGACCAATCGCCGGTGAGCATCGATCGTGTTGTCCCAGGTACCCCAGGCGTTGGGCCAAGGTCCTGGTGGACACTGAGCGATTAGTTCTATCATCGCTTCAGGTGTTATATCAGAAGTGGCAAGATTGCAATTAGCCATTGGGTTTCTCCTTGGATTCGGCGATGTACGATGCGCGAAGGATGTACAGTCCGATGATGGTCAGAACAAACGGAATAAATCGAATCATTGGCACATGGAGGATCCAATGCTTGAGTATTTCAGCAGATAGCTCGTCGCCATCACGGCTGCACAACCGAGGTCCCAGCTCATTCATGCGCCTCTTGGTGGAATGACACCCACAGGTAAAGCCAGTTGGAATGATCCAAGCTAGGCAAAACCAACCGAGGAACTTGCGCGTCTTTGCGATGAGGGTTTCCAGTTCGGTCCCTACGCCTTGCGTGGGAGGCTTGACGCACTCGAATAGATCTTGAGGGATAGGCATCTGCAAGATGGAGAGATACTCGATCGCCTTCGAGCAGGTAACTGAATTCTTGGTGCGTGGCCGAGTCTGCTGCACGCATGCTGCGCACGCATCGCTTGCGATGGGCACTGGTGCCTTGGCAAGATCGCTTGAAATCTTGCAGTATCCATATTCGTTGTACTGACAATCGGTCGGATCGTTCATCATGAAAATATCTCCTGACAACCGGTGTATCTGACTTCTCCGATAAATGTTCCTGGCGTGCCTGGTGCCAACCCCGCACAAAAGCAAGTCGCTTCGAATGGTCCGTTTTGCTCTCTGCATGGATCCGGCACACTCACAGTATTCCAGCCAAGACCGTTCCAGACGTAGTAACAAGGACAGCAGCAATTGCCGCTCGAGCCCGAACCGCTTGATCCCAACCCACTGGATCCCGATGATTGACCGGAACTTCCCGAGCTACCGGAACTGCCTGAGCCCGATCCGCTTGAACCAGAACCGCTGGTGCTAGCTCCACTACCGGAGACTCCAGATGGTTTGATGCCTGAGCCGGAACCAGAAACCGATCCGGATACACCAGAGCTTTGACCCGAGGAGCCAGAACCTGATGGCTTACTGCCGCTTTGGGATCCGGACTGAGAACCCGAACCGCTAGAGCCAGAAGGTTTCGATCCGGATGATCCGGAGGAACCGCTTGATCCACCGGATCCGCTCGAGCCACTGGATCCAGAGCTTCCGCTTGTACCCGATGATCCGGAAGTTCCAGATGACCCACTTGAACCCGAGCTTCCAGAGCCGCTCGATCCGGATGAGCCCGAGGAGCCGCTTGAGCCCGAGCTACCCGATGAACCTGACGAACCGCTTGAACCGGAACTCCCAGATGAACCCGAAGGTTTGGAACCTGATCCGCTGGATCCCGATGATCCAATGCCACTTGATTGGCCCGATGTTCCACTGGATCCTGACGAGCCCGACGATCCTGATGATCCCGATGATCCAGAGCTGCCGGAGGATCCGCTTGAACCCGAGGAACCTGATGATCCCGAGCTACCACTCGATCCCGAGCTACCCGATGAGCCGCTCGAACCAGATGATCCACTGCTACCTGATGAACCACTGGATCCAGAGTATCCGCTGGTCCCTGAGCTCCCGCTTGAGCCGGAGGATCCGGAGCTTCCGCTGGATCCAGGTTTTCCTGATCCAGATGATCCACTGCTTCCGCTCGATCCCTTGGTGCCACTTGAACCCGAAGAACCTGACGAGCCACTTGAGCTCGCCGATCCAGAGGAGCCTGATGAGCCCGACGAACCGCTACTGCCGGATGATCCGCTTGAGGATACCTCACAACAGACGATTGCATAAATCGGCAGCACGTTAAACCCCACATAGTGCATAAGGTAACGGCCCATCTGAGGGAATTCACAACTAGAAACTGCATACAATGGCTCTCCGTTAATCATGCCAATGAAAAATCCAAGTTGACGCTTGGGACCTTGCCCGGAGCGCTTTTCGGTGCACATGGCTGCGTAGAGTGGCAACGACTCCTGGGTGCCGGCGATGAAGGTTGCGATGTATCGTCGTGGGTAGAGTGTCATTTGTTGGCATCCACCACTTTGCAATCAAATGCCGTGTTCCAAGCTTTTGTCGTTACATCAAACTTCTGAACCACTCCGGGGTAGTAGCCATTGCCGTCAGGAATGTTGCTTGTGATAAAAACGATCTCTTCGTAATTGGCATCATCAAAGCGAATGACCGCCCATCGAACTTCCCCTGAGGGTTCGATCCAAAGCACCGAGGCTGGCCCATGCGGAACGCTTCGCAAATAGCCGGTTTGACCAGAGAGTGTTTCTGCGCAGTTGTAAGCAGTCAGCCCCACAGCAACTCTTGCGATTACGCATCCTGCGACCGCTGCGGTGCCGATGGTGTTGTTTTTGAGTGGTTCAAGCAGAACTCCAAAGCGGGATCCAGAAGTTGACCCAGGAACTAGCCCTTGAAAGCTGGTTTGTCGTTTAAACTCCCTGAGGTTCGCAGCGGGTGTGATGATCGGAGTCCCGAGTGCAACGATCGCGAATCGATCTAAGTCGATACCCGTTTGGTTTCGCACCTTGGCCAGATTGTTTTGTCTGGAAGTTCCTTCGACCTGAGTCAGCAAGTCATGCTGCTGGTTCTTTTGTGCTTGGGACAGATCCACCAAAGCATTCCACGCCTCTGCTGGAATCTTCAAAGGATCTCCCGGCATCACCTTATGGAACTTGTCTCCCATCGATTAGACTCCGATCCCAAGGTTACTGAAGTCTCCGTAGGAATAGACTTGCTCGACATATGCGGAGACAGGTCGTTTGATTAGCGCCTTAGCCGTGGGATCCTCGTCATCAATGAAGCGAACCCAAAGGTACTGCCAGCCCTCTTTGGATATTCCAGTGATACTTCCCAGTGATAATCCCACGACGTTGGGACTGGCAGCGAATCGAAACGTGATCTCCCAATCGTCCAGACCACGCTTCGATCCACTTGCTCCGAGGAACAGGACTTCTCCTTTGGCAAACCCTTTGAATCCTGAGCCGTTGACTTTGCCCGTGAGGTTGAACAATGCGAGCTTGTATGAACCAGTGACAAGAGCTTTTTCAATGTAGTGGGTCTCGGTGAAATTGAACACCGGGACCGTGATGTCGGTACCTTCGACCCTATCATCGGTTACCCCAATCGCGCCCATGAAATCTACTGCGACTCGCTTTTCCATTTGACATAATGAGCGGTCCCTTCCCAAACGCCGTTGCCCAAGTGGACGATGTGGTAGTCATCCAAGAACAAGTCACCGACTTTATCGGGTACCGCCGATGCCATGAGGTTCTTGGCGACAGAGTACTGCTCGGTGTTCATGATCATGTAGACCAGATCATGGGTCGGACTGTCTTTGCTTTCGGTCGCTTCTTTGGAATCGAAGCGTTCGATTATTACTGGTTCGACCATTTGGGTTTCTCCTATCCAAAGACCAAGCCACCGCGGTCGGCTTGCTGAACAAGTTTCTTGGTGTTGGTCGCGACCTCTTCGGTAGCCCGAGCAGTGCGCTCGCCCAGCGAATCGGATCCGAGGTTCATGGCAGCAATAGGGTTGAATGTCCCCACGACATCCGTTTTTTTCTTGGTCTCGGCGAGCGTTTGATCCATGCTGCCGATGTCAGGTAAGCCAAGCCCAGACAAAGAGAATTTGCTCGGTGAACCAGGGGAGGTTTCGGCACGTTTCTGTGCTGCCTCACCCAAAGCGGCTTTCCATTCCCCCTTGGCCTTCTCAAGCTCGGCAGCAGAGTCGGCTAAAGCTTTCTGATTCGCAGCAGCCAGCGCAGATTGTTCTTGGGCTTGCATATCCGAGAGTGCCGACTGCGCACCTTGTCGATCTTGCTCGATTTGGTTGCGAGCTTTCTGTCGTTGCTTTTCGCGATCGAGGATCGTTTGATTTTGGGAGTTGTTGATCAGCTCATCTTGCTTTGCAATCTCATCGTTAATTTTGGCAATCTGAGCCTCGGCGTTGGTATCCCCAAAGAGACCTTGAATACGGGACCACACCTGTTGAAAGAATCCACTAAATCGGTTCCAGCCTTTTTGAAGAAGGCTAATAAGAACCGTCCAGCTATCGGCGATGAAGTGCGTGGTTTCCAGCCATCCGGTTTGCAGACCAGCCCACGCGTCGGTCATTAGACCAGCGACGCTGTAGACCGCGCTTTGGAAGATACCGATGAAGAACCCTTTGAAGTCCAGCCATTTGGATTGCAGGAACGCAACCCCTCGCTGCCATTCCATTCTCAGCGTGAGCCAAAGGATCTTGCCTGCCAGCGCGATGTCACCGGCTGCGAGAGCATCACCGATCCCTTTCCATGCTGCCAATGCGGTGTCTTTGAGTTCGTTGAATCGTTCCCCGAGCCACTGCATTGCCTGCGTACCAGCACCGCTGGTATAGACGAGGTAGCCGACCAAGGCTGCAAGGCCTGCGATGGTAAGACCAATTGGAGAAAGCAGTGCTGCGATCGCGGTTCCCAGGAGCGCGATTCCTTGTCCAATACCTACGAGTACCGTGGCTGCTGCACTAAAGACTGTGCCGAGTCCGGTGGCAGCTGCACCCAGTGCGACAATCGCTGCTCCACCGGCTGCGATTGCCATGCCGACTTTGAAGACATTGACGATCAGGTTTTTGTTATTTTTGATCCAATTGCTGGTAGCTACCACGATCCGAACGGTCGAATCAATCATGGCCGAGAGGACCGGCTCCAATGCCGATCCGATGGTAAACACAGTCTTCTTGAGAACCTTCCATAGAACATCGATGCGATCTCCGAACGCTTCGGCCGCTTGGGCATCTTCGGTTGCCATAGTCAGCCCCAGATCGCGGGCTTGTTGCTGAAGCTCTTCGATTCCTTGTGCACCGCTCGATAACATGGGTAGCAACTGTGTGCCTGATTTTCCAAAGATCGCCATCGCGGTTGCTGTCTTTAATGTCGGATCGGTGATCTGCGACATCCGATCGGCGATCGCCTTGAATTGCTCGTCGGGCGATAGTTTCGAAAGGTGCGCTACACTGAGTCCCAGCGACGCGAGGGTTTCTTGGGCAGACTGCGAACCGGATGCTGCTTCGAAGAGCATCTTTTGCATCTTTTTGAGGGAGCCTTCGAGAATCCCCAAGTCAGCACCGGACTGTTCGGCAGCAAACCCCAGTTCCGACAAGGCTTCCACCGAAACGCCGGTGCGCTGGCTCATGTCGACCATATCGCTCCCCATGTCCGCAAACACCTTGGCAGCACCGGCCAATGGGGTAACGATCCCCGCACCGAGCATGGCCATCTTGGTCCCGATCCCTTGGAGACCCTTGCCAAACGCATCAAGCCGCTTGGCGGCATCATTGAGCCCCTTCACCAGACGCGAGTCTTTGGTGTAGAGCTCGATGTAGGCTGCACCGGCTTTGATGCTCGAACTAGATGCCATGACTATTGCAACTCACTTTGGCGATCGATGAAGACGTGTTTCAGGGCCTGGATCCCAACCATCGTGCGACGTTGGATTCGTTTCTTTGCGTGCGGATTGAAATCCGATGGGTGGTAGACTTTCGCGCGTTTGGTATCGCGATGGATGTTGGCAAGCATCGCCAGAACGCTGGAGGTGTGATTCCAGAGGATCTGGCTGCGCGCCTCTCCCATCGCGATTAGCTCTCGGAGGCTAAATGGTCCTGGGTCGATCCCGAGGACTCCGGCGAGGTGCCAGACGAGCTTATCCACTTCTGCGCTTCGGCTTGCGTGTCGATCGACTCGATCACCTTCTCCGCATGGGCTACAACTTTGTCCCTGACCGCTTTGCCCGCCTGGATCACCTTGCGAAGGCTCGCTCTGGCGCGGGCATCGGGGAAAAAATCGATCAGTTCCTCGACGAACGCATCGGCTGCTTGGGTGATCGCATCACCCGATAGAGCCCGTCCGAAATCCTCGTCGGTGATCGATTGTTTGTCTGCTTGATCTTTGCACAAGCAATACAGCACATCGGCAAGCGTGACCGGATCGGATACGAGTTTTGAGAGCGACTTGAATCCGTCGTCGACCAGCGAATACAGGTCGATCCCAAGCAGACCACGGATCCGTTTGACTGCCGACACGTTGATCGCGACTTCCCAAGTTCGTCGGGAGTTATCCACAAAGCTGTGCATTTTCGAAACTCCAAGGTGCAAGAGGTCTTCAATGAATTAGGCAACGGTCATCCAAGTAGGTGGATTGGCTGAATAGGTTGGCTTTGCGGTAACCGAAACAGTGATCGCTTCCTCGAGGGCTTCATTGCGAGAGAAGCTTGCGATGCGGAAGCTGGCCCTGAGTCCTTGCGACCCGCTGCTCCCGGTACCGGTGATGGGACCATCCATGACGGCGATCTCGATGGTCGTATTGTTCAAAAATGCATCGCGGATCGCGGTAAAGTCCGTGTCTGCTGCATCCCAGACCATCTCGAATTCAAGCGAGGCGTCTTTAAGAGTACTTACCGTTGCTCGCCAACCGTTATTGGCGCGGGTGGAAACATCAGCCTCACCGGTTTCCAGATTCAAAGTGAGATCCTTAACGTTGCCGATGATGTCCCAGGTGGGTGCCGCATAAGTCCCCGTGTTGCGATAGAGCTTTGCATCGAGTCCAAGCTTGGCTGGCATATTTTGTTACTCCTTAACGAACGCTGTTGGCCCACATCGGGGGTAATCGATCTTTGACTTTCTCGAGTGCTGGTCCCATGAAGGGTCGCTTGGGGTATCGTTCCTTGCGGAACCTGCCCCCGAACTCATGCGCTTTGCCGGCAGTGCCGACCACCGAGATGTCTGGACCAATGGTTGCGACCCCCCGCTGCTTGTCGATCGCATAGACGATCGCTCTCTTAAGCTGACCTTTACGGGTGTTCGGAGGTGTCCCTGGCATCGAGGCAGTCTGCCGACGTTTGATCGAGCGACGAGCCACCAAGCGAATCGAAGCCGCCGCATGGCCTAGGCTCTTGAAGTTGCCTTGCTGAGCCTTGCTCTTCACCTTGTCGAATGACTTTTTAGTGGTGACTTTCACGTCGATCATGCTTACCTCACCAGTCGATAGGTAAGAGTTAGGACGCTAGTAAACTGCATCATCGTTTCTAGATGGTCCTGCGCGTAAATCGGAGTATTTTCGACGTTTATAAATCGAGCTCCTGGATAACTTGCTAGCGGATGTGCACGAAAGTAATCTCCGATTTCTTCAACCAAGAGCATCAGAGCGTCGATCGTTGAAATCTGGTTTTTGGTTTTCTTTTGGATGCCGACATCGATCTGGTAATCAAAGTTGTCACGCGAACGATCTAGCGAAGAGCTTGTAAGCCCTTTGGGAACCACCGTCACCTTCAAATCCGACATGGTCTTTAGGTCGTAGATGGGCAAATACTGCCGCTGCGCAGTAAATGGCTGACTAAACGCATTGCCGTTTAGCTCTGCCGTGATTGCATCTGCGATGGCGACAATGTTTGCGGGCATCATGCGATTCCAGTTTCCTTGGTGTGGATTCGATACAGGCTGCGATGAGGGTCCGACCATCGCCAGGCAGGTTCTCCCCCTGGGGCGTTGACTTCATAGCTGTAGACTTTGGTGCCAACGGTCTCGAGGATCGTGTCACCACGCTCAGGGGTGATGAGTGATCCAGCTAAAACCAAATCGGCTGGGTTGATGAGGAAATCACGGTCCGTCCATTGCATCCGAACTCCACCGTAACCGTCATCGAGTTTCATCAGCGTCCGACCTATCGTGGCCAGGACGCTCACTTGATTTGAACCTCGCACATAAACCACGGTGCTTGATGCATGCGATTTGAGCTTGCTTGCAAGCCATGCTTGGCCCATGCGAAGTAGGTCTGGCATCGCTTCACCTAGGACTTAATGGTGGGCGGCTGATTGGTAGGTGGCTGATTGTTTTGTTCCAAAAGCTTCAGCAGGTTTTGGTACTGCTCCATGAGCTTTTTGAACTGCTCGTCATCGAGAACCGCATTGCCACGTTGCTTTCTGGCGTTGCGGATCGCCTGGAGCACAAGCGGAATTCCGTATTGCAACCCAAGCAAAATGGCGATGCTCGAACCTGCCGAAGTGGCGATCAGCCCCCCCGGAGTCCACTGTGGGCCGATCCGCAATCGATCGGTGATGATCCCTGAGTCTTCGGGTTCACGGGGTGATGGCCTGAGTCTTGGACGATCCACAATCGAATCGATCAAGTCTTCTTGGGTGTCGGATTTGGCCAGAAAGCCTAGCGGTACCTGCATCGGTTCTCCGTAGATCGTCGATGGAACCTGGACGATCTCCTGGTTATCTTCGATCTGGCAACTCACCTCGCGAGCACCCGCTGGGAGTCCCTCGAGTGTCGCTGGAAGTTTTCCTCGCATCGCGCTAAGTAGGAACGGTGTCGATTGGCCCAGGCCTTCGCCACCACCGGCCCATGTAAGGAGTCCAACCACTCGGGGGCCATCGTCACTGTAATCGACGATGCTCGAACCGCTTCGGCCACCTATCGCTTCGGGTTTCCAGGAAAGAAGCTGGCCTTCTTTGCGGTTTAGCCGCAGCACCTGCAGACTAGGCCACTCGCATCTTGGACAGCCGAAGGTAGTGATTAGCGAGTCGGTGTTAGGGTAGCGATCAGCGATGGGGATTGGATCGACGTCTTTTGCAAACGCGAGATTGCACTTGAGTAGTGCAAAATCCACGCTGGTCCCTTTACCGTATCCCGACGCAATGATCGCTGCTGTACTCCGCTCCGAAACACCGTTGGCATTCCAGCGCTCGACGTTAACTATCCTGCCACGCGTTGTACCGGCCACATGGGCGTTGGTAAGTACGATCGCATTGCCCTCGGAAGTTCGACCAACGATGGTGCCACTTCCACAGACATTGCTTACCGTCACTCGAACGGTTGCTCGGATGACCTGATCAAACCGATCCGTTGATGCCGCCAGAGCTCTGGATCGTGCCTGATTCCTTACAATCGCGAACTCTTCGGTGAATGGATCCAGAACGATCGATCCGGTTCCTGAATACTGCACAGCTGGGCATTTCCCATCAGGGCATACCCTGTCTTGGCCATGAAGCACCGATGCAAAACACAAAAGCATGCAAATCATGCTTGCTAAAGAATACGTTTTCATAACGGCTCCTTGGAATGTACTCGTAAGCAAAACAGAAAAAAGCAACGCAGCGACCGCTAGGTCACTGACTGATCCGCATCCGAACGGTCGTATCTGCAGATGCTGCAGCCCTAACCACCTTGCCGATCGATTTGTTACCCGTCGCCGTGGCAGTCACGACGTTGTTGGTATCGTCCCAATACAAGATGGTGCCGACGGTAAACGCCACACCAGTGTTTTTGTTGAAATCAAAAACACCGTCGACTGCCAGCGAACCGAGTTCACCAGCAGCCAGTGGGCGCACCGTCACACCGACAAGATCACCCTGGACGACCACTTCCCCGGATTGCAGAGCAGATACCGGAGTGTGGTCGATGTACTTACCATCCTGAATAAAGGTTGCCTGAGGCATGGACTGTTTCTCCTGATTGACTTAGTTGGACGAATAAACAGATGAGTAAAGTGCCGACTACACTTCACCCTTGCTCTTGATTGCAGCTCTTGGGTCTTGCAAAGCCACACCGAAGTCGTGGTAGCCACGCATCTGTACCCCAAGAACATTGAAATCAGCCGTAGCGGTTTCAATCGTTGGGGCTTCTTGGCCGTTGAGGAAAGCAACTTCGATCAGCGGAAGATCGTTGGGATCCGACAGCAAGTACCAAGCTTTGGTCGAGTTGCCGGTGTAGTTTGAATTGCCGAGGTAACGACTTACCTCGACACGGAACTTACCTGCGTGAGGATTATTGATAGGCATCCTTGCGCTTGCCGTGTTGTCACGCATCTCCAGCGACTTGTAGAGCTGGGTGCCAATGGCCGAAAGAGCCGTTGGGACCAACAAAATCGTTGGCATGGTGCCGATCGGTTTACCATCGGCATCCACCAAGTCGTAATAGGCTACTTCGGCCTTGGTGAGCCCATCGATCGTGAGAACCGTATCAGCACCGGAGATGAAGTTCTTGTTTCCAGCAACGAAGAATGCTGAGTTATTCATGAACGTGGTCCAGAATATATCGTTGATCTTCAAGCCAGATCCCCGGCCAAGCTTCCTTGGCACGGTCGTAATCGCTCCCAAGTCATCATTGATGAAATCGCGGCGATCCACACCGAGCATCAACCCGTAGGTATCAGCCCTGTTGGTGAAGCTTTCGTTTCCAAGGTTGCCATGCTTGATCTCACCACCAGGGGCCACTAGCTCGTACTGATCCTTTCCGATCAGTCGATAGCTGGTCACGGTTTTGAAGTCGACAACATTCCGAATCGCGCAAATGTTTCTCCAGGTTCGCTCGACGGTGAAGAAGCCTTCGAGCAGGAACTTATTTGCAACATTGGCGAGGATCCCACCGATGTCCACATTACTGACCGAGCTAGCTTCCACTCGATTTCCGAATGCTGCTCGCATCACTTCGCGGTGATCTCGGAAGGTCCGCCCGGTGTAACCGTTGGCCCAAGCAGCCTCGAGCAACAGTTCTTGCAGACCGATCCCTCCCTTGAATTTGCGAGCAGCGATTTCCAAGGATTGCTCTTGGACATGCTCTTCGAAATTCATCAGACCTGCACTCATAAAGCACGCAGCCTCCAGAACGCTTGCGCTGATCGTATTCTGCGGCACATGGATCGCAGGAACTTCGGGTCGCATCATTCGGATCTTCATGAGTTCAGCTTTCTCAAGGTTCCATCCTTCGCGGATTGCTTGGGCTTCTACTAGCGGAAGCACTCCGTTGTAAATCGCTCGGATACCAGCAATTCGTTCGAGTTCCGCAGCATGGGCCGCCCTCATGGCTTCGACTTCGCTAATCCCCTCAGGAGGATTCGTGACCGGCTCGACTGGAACCGGATTCGGGGGAACCAAGACCGGTACTGGATCCGGAGCAACCGGAGTCGTTGGAGCTGGGGCTTGGTCGTCTTGATTTGAAGTTTGACTCTGATCCATCTCGGTTTCTCCAAAGGTTGCTGATGCCTGAGCTGCGACACTCGCGCTGGTGGCTCCGTCGGCACCAAGGTCTACGAAACTGATTTCACCAAGCGAGGACCTTCGAATCACGTTCACTGGACCGTTGTATTGGTTGCCGTTGACGGTGACCTTTTGGCCTTCCTTGACGAACTCAAACTCATCCACACCAGTCCCCACGCTTGCCTGCCATGGAAATCCGTTCTTTGAACTGACGACCACTTCACGAGCAGCGGGTGTATCACGCGAGACCACACCGGTGGCTACAAGCTGGCCGGCCTCGACTCGGATCGAATCGGTATGACCTACACCCGAAAGAGGATCGTGTCCGAATCGAATCGGTCTCGCTTGCGATGGGATCGAAAGACCAGCAAGGTCGATGATCACAGGGTGTCGCCATCCGGCGACTCGCATTTGACCACCGGTATATGCGACCATCCGAAAGCGCGGGAGCACACCGCTTGATGTACCGTCAGCCGATGCATCGACATCGATCACTGCCGTTGCACTTAACCTCAGTTGGTTGCGATTCTCTTCGGCCTTAATCGCCGATGGGGACTTCATCGTCTTGGACATCTTGTGGATCCTGAATTGGAGTTTGAGAAACTTGCTCGGCAGTTAAACCAAGCTCAGACATAAGTGCGATCTCTCTAGCACGCTGGCGAAGCTGAACTTCCCAGTCTTGACCTCGCTTGGCATACTCGTCAGCCAAGGTGGTGGTGTGGCTTGCTAGCCGAGTGGCTTGTGCGTTGGCTTCTTTGGCAGGATCGACGTGCTCATGGCCATCCCAGAACCATTGATGTGGCCATTGGGCAAATGGACCTAGACCTGCCGGTAGCAAATCAGGTACAAGTGCTGCTTCATCGAGCCATGCAGAAAGGATGCGATCCAAGACCACTCGCTCTAGATGCGACTGATCTACGCGGATCGCCTTAAAATATGTCTGATGATCTAAGCGACCTGATGCATAGTTGTATTGCGAACTATTGCACATAGAGATATTTTGAGGCATGCTTAAGCATCGCGCAATTTCGTTTAAGAGTTCTTGCTTAAACTCCCTATATGACGTCGATGGCTGTTCGGCCTGCATTTGAGCCATCTTCCATCCACCTGGCATGGTGACCAATGCACGCTTCTCAAGCTCGATAGGTTCGAATGGTTCTGCTGCGTCGGCTTCCCCATTCGCAGGTGCATCGGTATAGAGGATCCCTGCAAAGTCGGCTGCAGTCTCAGCGGCAGCAAGAACCGCTAAAGTGAATCTTCGCAACTGCGCAAAGAGCGGTAGCGCCGGCATGATGTCAGGGATGCCTCGCGTCTGCCCTGGTCGATCGACACGGTACCAATGGACAACCGACTTTGCCCACATCATGAAGGCATGCTCGATGCGACGGTTCGCTTCGGAGTCGGCAGTAAGCATCTGCAAGCGAGGGCCGGTACCCACTACGTCATGCGCTAGGGTCAGCACTATCCCCCGAGCATACGAGTTGTTGGCCGTTTCATACCGAGCACGGTTCCTAAGGATCCGCCGAACCTCGGCGCTATTGGATGCGTTGGGCGATAGCCCATCGGCACTGGCCCAATGGCGTCGATTATCGTCGGTTGTCACCGCAGCGTCGTAGCGTGCGCGTACGGCCTGCTTTATAGGTTGAACAGTTGGCTCGCGCCCCCGCACAACTCTCGGTGAAAACCAATTGGCAATCCAGTTCAACACGGTTACTCGGCCCCCGGTGGTACGATCTTGTTGAAGACCAAGCCACGACGCTTCGATTTCGCAGCTTGTTTTGAGGCTAGGTAGCGATCGGCTTCGATTTGGTCGGTCAGTTTGTGTTGCTCAACACTTCCGGCGTCGCCTGAGGCCTTGGCAGGACCCTCCGCATTGGTGCGAATGGATTCTTCAATGTCTGCCATGGCGGACAGCCCCCACGAAAGAGTGATGCAACCGGGTGAGAATGGGTCGGTTGGTCGGTGGGTGGGTCGGTGTTTGGTTGGGTCGCGGTCGATTGGCTCGACTTTGCAAGTTTTAGCAGCAACCAAACCGCTGCATAGAGATAAATAGGGGGCTTGGTAAAGGTCGTTCCATTAGTGGAACGTGACTTCTGAATCTCAATCAATTTGTTGGGGATAAATTTTCGCTAGGTCGGTTTGCAATGGACCTTGGCTCGGTATCGAAGACCACTTTCTCAAGTGTCAGGAAACGGTGTTTGCACTTAGGACACTGCCGCATGCGCATGATTTTCGCTTCGCGCTTGCGAGTGTATTTGACCTCAAGGGTCTCATGTCCACACTTGCTGCATACGATCCCGCGAGTCCTATCAGCCTTTTTCATTTCGATTCCTCTTCTTTTGGATTTCCGCGAAACTTACACGAGACTTTTTCTGACTTGATACCTCATAGAATTCCTTCAAGGATGCACCCTGCATGGATGCAGCCACAGCACAGCCGACCACGCAATCAAACCAGTGGTTGTCTCCTCGCTCGGGGCGCGATTTCCATTCGTCGACACTACGACCGCGCCCCTCGGTTTTAATCCTGTATTCGGCCGTCAGATGTTCGGCAAAGAGTCTGTGGGTTTCGGACGTGTCTCCGAATAGGGACAGGGCTCCGCGATCACCGAGGGAGACACCAAGGCGAGCCATAATGAAGGATTTCCAGTAATTGGTGTCGAACACCACGTGACGAACTGCTCGTTTTCCATGAACATTAGGGACTCGCCAGTTGTGACCAACGCGATCCCCGGGCCGGCGTTTGTACTCGGAAAATGGTTGGCTTGATGCTCCAACAAACCGACCGTGGCTTGGCATCACGATTCCCGCGTGAAGCGATTGTCGGGAAAACTGGTAGATCACATCGGTTGATAATCCCCAGTTGGCATCGATCAAACAGCGTTCGATCCGAATCGCAGCGCCATCGTCTCGCTGCCATTCGCGCGAAATCTGTTTATTGATCAGCGACTCAAGGCCGGCGTAAATCGCGCCTTCGAGGCCTACCGAGTCTGAAACGCTAGCAAGAGAGGATCGAGCATCCCGAAGTGTAAAGTATGGACGCTGCTGGTCGGGGTAGGTTCCATAGTCAACAATGTATCCGGTGAAGTCCGATTCCCAGGCGGCCACCACGTAGAAGAGCAAGGTTGCTTGAACGTCAACGAACATCGTCAGGTGATTGACACCGATGGGGATCTCGCCGCGCTGCATCCGATTGAATTTTCCGGAGATCTGCTCTGCGGTAAGTTCATCATCTTGGGCATCGATCTCTGGCAATGGTTCATTTTGGTATTCTGCAAAGAACGCTGCTTCGTCTTGAAGCTTAAGGTTCATCGCATGTTGGATCGCAGAACGCTCGTCGTAGTTGAATCGCTCGGGCCAGGCGACCACGGCATCGAGGTCCATGTCCTCACGGTTCTCCTCGTAGAATGCCGTCGCCAGTTCGATGTCCCCACGGTTACGGAGACTCTCGGCTCTGATCTCGCTGTAGCGTTGCCATAGTTTCTCGTTAATTGGGAACGAATAAACCATTTTGGTTCTCTCCCCGTTCCACTCCGGATGGCGATCCCGGGAGAGTATGTTGTCGGCCATGTCCCCAGGCCTAATGACCGTGCAGGGCATGATCCCGGAGATTTTTTTGCCCGGACCGGCCAGACCAAGAATCGCGCCGGCGAGAATACTCTCTCGTGTCGCGCACTGGGAAAGCGACCTTGCCGACTCGTCCGTCTGAGGATCATCGATCACAACCAAAGTGGGCCGAGCAGATTTACCGTCGGCCCGTTTGTACTTCATTCCTCGAATCCGACCGGTGATACCAGCAACCTTGATGATCGCACCCGAGGCTGGACTACCTTCGATCGTCGGTAGCACTACCTCTTTGGCTGTCCAGCCGATGTGAGTTCGCTCTCCTTTGTAGAGTTGTCCATTGCAGCGGTTGGCGATCCCATCGAGGGCTTGGATCGGAAACACCACCTCAGGATAGTCGGCCAAGAGCAGATCGTTACCATCAAGCTCGGTCTTGATCGATTCGAGCATATCGCATGCATGGCCTTCATCGCTACCAATGAGACAGACGAACTCCCTATGACCATTGAGCACCGCCCAAATGCAAGCGCATTCGCAGACGCTGGTTTTGCCACTACCGCGAGGCATTGCCATCGAGAACAGTCCACCTCGAAGAACGGCTTGCTCGATCCGACCGATGACCTTTAAGTGATCCGGAGACCATGGCAAATGGAATGTTTGCGGGAAGTAGGCTTCGCAGAAGAATCGAAAGTCGGTCTTGGCTCGTGCCTTGCGATCCAGATCGACGATCGCAGGTAGCTCACCGATGTCGCGACCAGCAAGCGCCATCGCTGCATTTCGAGCACGTGCATTTTCTTTCATCCGCTCATACGGATCGCCATCGCTCTCTTTGCGTGGTGCATGCTTTTCTTGCACAAGCCACGCGATGTACCGAAGTAGATCGACATGCTTGCCATCGCCGATGCGATTGCCGGCTCGCATCCGATGACGATGGAGTTGTCGATCGGAGAGGACCTCGCCGATCGGTGTTGAGTTCAGAAGTCGGCATAGCTCGCTCGGCTTTAGCTTTCTTGGATCACTCGCCACGAGACATCTCCTTGAGCATCCAGGCTGCGTAGGCGACCAAGCTGATCGTGCCATCCTTGTTTTGGGGCGCACCCAATTCAAGGTCTTCTGCGATCTGCTCCTCGGGAATGCGGATCTTGGCCGCTGCGGAGAGGAGTTTCGACGCTTGTTCGACGGTCAATCGATTCGGATCGATCGGACTCTTTCCGTTACTCATGCCAGGCTCCCTTCATAGACGTTTCGCACCGTGGCCAAAACGTGCCCCACCGGTGCGACTTGTTTCGATGTTCGGCCCCTTGGGCACATGTGTTTTGCACCCCACACGGGCCCAACCGTGGCGTTTGTGGGGACACCGGAAAACATGCAAAAAGACTGCGAAAAGCATGCTTTATCGGCTGGATGTGTTTCGAACCGCAGGGCTGAATGTGTCACACGCAAACGCAATGGCGATTGCAAACTACAGACCAACCCAACCCAAACGGAGAGACGCAGATGAACGCTAACGAGATTGCTTTCGGAATCGAATTCGAGACCACCCTGCCAAACAGCGACACCACACCGATCGGACCCTACCACCACGGACACCAAGTACCTTGGTTGCCAACCGGATGGCGAGCAGAACGCGACGCGAGTATCAAACCAGAAACACCCAACCGCAAGGGATGCGAATTCGTAAGCCCCAAGCTCAAGGGATACGAAGGCCTCAAACAGATCGAAGACGCGATCGACAAGATCAACGAGCACGGC